CTATTAATCCAAAACATAATAGTTTTCATATTTTTTAATCACAGCTTCTGCAAAAGCATATGCTTCCTCATTGTAATCACTATAGTTTTCCCATTCTTCTATATCCTTAGAAGTAACAGGTCTAATCATATATTCGTCTGTTACAAACATTTTCGCTACATCCATAAATTCGTCAAAACTCGAAGTTACTCCTCTGGCATCAACATAATACCATCTTCTATTTTTGTATATCTGACAGAAAACATGAAATCCCTTTTTATTTTTGCCTTCGATAATATATTGATTATAATTAAATGTTTTACTCAGCGACATGGCAAAATGGTTACAGGAACCACACAATAATTCGTGTGCTGAAGTATACGGAAATTCATCATCATCCTCAGGATATTCGAAAAAGTCGCTATACATAACATTGCATAGTGCTTTTTCTCCATCAGAATAATTGTAAAATCCTTTATGTTCTTCATAGCGTTCAAAAGTAATCAATTTTTCAGTATTCGGCATTGCATCATCTCCTCTGATTAATTTTACCATACCAAAAACAAAAAAGACAGCCAGCCGACTGCCTTAATTATACTCCTCATATGCACCTATCTGTATCTGAAGTGCCACGGTGATCTGCTCCATGACCATCTCATCCAATACTTCCCCGATTCTGTCCCCAAGTCTTGTTTTATCGAGCGTTTCCACCTGTTCGGCAAGAGCCATGCTCGGTCTGTTTAATCCACTGCTTCTTGGTATCAGCACATGGGTAGGAAGATACTTTTTCTTCCACACCCTTGCCGATAGCGGAACTACGGTAATAACAGGGGAATACTTATTTGCCTTATTATTGCTTACAACAAGTGCCGGACGGATACCGCCCTGCTTGCTGCCTTCCCTTTTTCCAAAGTCCACATAATAAATATCTCCACGCTTACACATACGGCCTCCTAACCCAGCACAAAAGCTTCCACCTGTCTGTCCCTAAGTTCATATTGTATGTTCAGTTCCTTAATTGCCTTTTTCCTGTACTTTGCAATCATCGAATGGCTCACATGGTATTTTTCCATCATGGCGTCCCAAGTCACATCCTCGTCCAAAAGATCCATGATTATGTTTTTATATTTCAGTTTGCTTACGGCATATTCAAAAAAATCCAGTTCTTCTTTCAGATATTTGTATCTCTGGAAAAGGTAGTCATACCATCCGTCATTCTCCCTTTCGACTGCTGACTTCAGATTGATTGCTATGTTTGCCGTCTTATCGGAAAGAGTGCTTGTCTGCACCCTTTCCCCTTCCTGATGGGAATAAAGCATGGAATCTATCATATCCTGTTCGCTCACTCCCTGAAACTGGCGGAGCTGGAACTCCGTCACGGTCAGTTCCCGTTTCATGTTCCTATATTCATTCATCATCACTTCTGCTGTCAAAAGCCTTCCCTCCAATCCTTGCCTTTACTGCATCTATCATTGCACTCTGGGTATTATCCTTCCGCTCTATGGCTTTTAAGATATCCTCATCCACTGTTCCTTCCGTCACCAGATGTCCTATGACAACCGTGTGTTTCTGTCCCTGTCTGTAAAGTCTTGCATTAAGCTGCTGATATAACTCAAGGGACCATGTAAGTGAAAACCAGACAATGGATGAACCGCCTTCCTGAAGATTCAGTCCGTGTCCTGCGGATGCCGGATGGATAAGCGCAACAGGTATCTTCCCGGCATTCCAGTCCTCGATGTCCTTTTTGGTGTTGATGTCCCTCGCACGAAAACGCTTCAAAATTCTGTCCCTGTCGTGCTTAAACCAGTATGCCACCAGAACAGGCTTTCCGTTTGCAGCTTCAATCATGTCCTCAAGGACATCCAGTTTTCTGTCATGGATAAGTCTGACATTGCCGGATTCATCATAGACAGCACCGTTTGCCATCTGCTGAAGTTTGTTTGAAAGGGCTGCCGCATTTACCGCATCGATATCTTCTCCCTCTCCGTATTCCAATATCATCTCATCTTCCATCCTGTTATAAAGTGCCTGTTCGGATTCCGACATGGTAACCGGAATGCGGTTGCTGATACACTCCGGCATATCCAGATAATCCACCGCCTTCATGGAAATGCTGATATCGGATATCAGTTCATATATTTTTTCTTCCGCACCTTCCCTCGGTTTATATGAAAATATGATTTCCCGGTTTCTCTTATCAGGAACAAAGAACC